GGCACATAAATCCCAAATATTTAATCGAGATCACTCACCCAACCACAACTACACAACTCACCGAAATGGACTCTCTACTCACAAAAATCTTCCCTACTCTCACCGCTCCAGGGATGGAGCTCAAAAATAAAGACGGTTGTTACAACACGTTAATACGTGGTGATATGCAAGTCAAAGTCGATGGATTCCCGTCGTCCAGGGCCATGTCAATGGCTCAGACTATGACCTGGCTTGGTTTAACATCAGGTCGGTTGACCGGAGGGCCGTCTGATCTGGATGGCATAAATAAGAATTTCCTGACCCCAGAAGCCACTATCAACATGGATGCCATAGCGTCATTCCTCAAATCTCACGGTGGCCTTCAAAACAATGTCCTGAGTGCACACATAGCGCAGATGGAACGTTGGAACTGGCATGATAATCAAGTCAGTTTACTAGTGAATATGTTAAGATATTCACTGCTTAAGAGGTTAGAAGAGGGTAACGTAGGCACGGGGTTGAACGGTAACTTACCCAGTTATGACGACGGTCACGTTCGAGTCAACAGGAATGACTACTTCCCTGACAACTATCCTTCAGAGGTCGCAACACTAAGATGGCCTTGCGGTAATGCAGAGGATAACATCCCGCACTTCCACCACGCTAACGATTACATACCGGCTACAGGAGGGCAGATGATAGATTTATCGTGCTTGACTGAGAAAGAAGCTAGGTTTGTATTACTAATGTTAGGAAAGTGGAACAGGACAACCCGATATAGGTTAGATTTCGAGTTACCTAAGCTGGTAGATGGTGTGGCGTACCGTAGGGCCCAGCAAGTAGGAGGACTTGTTGAGTTCATTGGAGAGGGGCCTAACATCGAGCCAATGCCCCCAACACTGACATCAGGAGAATCTTGGCGAACACTATTGTCTTATGTAGCGCACAATGGCTTATATGGTAGTTTCTCAGTCGCCCTAAACGTTATCATCTCTATGATGGCGCAGATGGTCCCGGCGACAGCAGAGGGACATGTCTGGCTTGATGAAGAGTTGCAAGTAGTGTTACCAAGGTTCGAAGCCGTACGTGGCAGGTACCCATTCTTCAACGAAGGCGAAAAAGCATTTGTATCACACAGGGCTTTGGCAGAATGGCGGATGTTAAATGCCAAGCAGGAGAGAATACTGCTCCTCGCCAACATATATGCGCAGGCATATCAAACAGGTCTAGCTGTACGGTCTCTACGCTATAATGTTGAGGAGAATCCGACAGATCTATTTGCTACGGAGTCTATGTTTGTGAGCCCCCAGATGTATCTGCCAGCTGCAGCGTCAGAAGCTTTAAGACATCCGATACCTTTAAGTGGTATGTCAGGAATAGCGTTCACGCACACCAACCGGCTTGATAGACCAGTTGCTGGGAGACGTGTTCGAGTTACTGCACAAGATGCGAGAGCTATAGCCAATTACGGAATAGTTGAAGAACACGACGTACAATACATAGTCGTCGAAAGAACACCTTTTGCCGGTGTGCCCACTTTGCTGTTACCACTGAATCCATTTAAGGACGTGACACCCTTCACCCTAAGGGGGTCTATAGACGCGAGTAAGTTGGAGCGAAACAGGTTAGGTTGGAAAGCTACGCCGTACCAATTGTGGCACTGGGCATGGGCGAGTAGGCTATGTGGGTACGACATCAACATAAGCACGTCTACGCAGCTAGTAAATGGGAAACGGCCCTATGCACCGAACGAGTCATCTTGGACTTGGCCTCTGATGGTGAAAGATGAGTATTTGGGTGAAACAATTACTGTAACAGGTCTTGAACCCCGGCAGAACCGATTCATATCTCTCCCTCCCATACACGCTCAATTCTACCGAGGGACGGTTGACTTTAACTTTTCAATAACTTCTCAGATGGTTAGTCTCCCTCGGAGGGAACAGGCCGACATGATCTGTGAATACGGTGCGACCGGGGGGCTTACCTCACCTGCAACAGTCCGTATAATGGTTGGTCAACACCTAAGACAGCTTCGTGGCTTCATCGACAGGCGTGAGGCGGATTTTCAATTTGTCGAACGTGTTCAGGCTGGGGTGATCCCACCAGAGCCAGAGATACAAGATGCACGAGATGTGGGCGAAGACTAGAATCGCCCCGCACGCAGGCTTTAGGTCCGAGCCCGGGTGACGAGGTTACGTTATATAACGTTGACCCGTCGCTGCCTAAAGCCGCTAGGGCTCATAATGGTGGGCGTAGAGCACCGAGGTCTCTACGGGCAGCGTCAAGCAAATTCATTCCTGTATTTGTTGCTGTCGGAGGTGCATACTTGTC